CTGACTTTAAAAAGAAAGCAAGCGATCAACAAAAAAAAGTCCAGAAAAACTCTTTTGAAATGACAGGTGATACTATGATTCATGAAAATACTGACGCACTAGAAGTTGCGCTGCAAGTTGCAACACAGGAACTAAATCCTCAGGGAGAATCTTCCTTTGCTAAGATTGATTTTTCTGATGGCACTACACAAAACCTAGATAGCTTCTCTGCTAAGCGCATTGCTGCTTGTTATGCACAATTGGATGAACCCAAGCAACAGCAGTTCCGTTATATGCTGAACAAAGATGCTTCTTCGTATCAATCTGCACTAGACTTCGCAGTTAGAAATGTATAAATACTTGAGTATTAATACGCACACTGGAATGTAAAATATATGGCATTCGGTCTTGGTAGATTAGCAGTATTAGAATCAAAACTCGATATTTATGAAGACCTCTCGAAAGAGATGCTTGACAAACTTGAAAGAGCAGTAGGTACAATCTCAGAAAACAGCAACAGAGTTGCTGTAATCTTGGAGCGTCATGAAAATCGTTTGGATGAATCCGAACGTGCTGATAAACTCATCATCGGTATGCTTGATGAGATGAAGGAAAGGCATGAAAAGGATCATCAACTGACTCAAGATAGGATTAGTAAGATCCAAAAGAAAGTGGATGCCAACGCAAAGTTTGTTGTCGGTGCTGGCGCTGTGCTTGCTACCCTTGTGGCAGTATTACAAGTGGTCCCACCTCTTGTAAAAGCATTGACACCTGGGTCTACCAATGCTATGATAGAAGGACCAAGACCTTTAGTACGTGAGTTATCTTGATAGCAAGTATGTCAGTCTGATTTCTTCGCAACTTGATAAGTTCGTAAAGAAGAACGACAAGACATATAATTTTCGTTGTCCCTATTGTGGCGACTCTCAAAAACATAAAAACAAAGCTCGTGGGTATCTTTTCAAAGTCAAGAATGACTTTGTGTTTAAGTGTCACAATTGTGGCATGGGCAGAACATTCACTAATTTTTTAAAAGATCACTCATCTCATCTTCATGATCAGTATGTCATGGAGAGATATAGAGAGGGATTGACTGGTAAAAATAGTCAAACTGCAAAACCAAAACTTGATTTCAAGAAACCAGTCTTTAAAAAATCAAAAGAGACAGGATTACAACCAATCTCTGCGCTAAATAGTTCTCACCCAGCGAGAGAATATTTACAGAATCGAAAAATTGAAGACTTAAATAGTTTTTACTATTGCCCCAAGTTTAAAGCATGGACTAACGAACAGAAGAAAACGTTTGATACGTTACGTCAGGATAGTCCAAGAATTATCATCCCATTAAGGGATAAAGATGGAACCATGTTTGGTTTCCAGGGAAGATCTCTTGCCCCTAAAGCTAAGATCAGATACATTACAATTATGCTAGACGATTCCATGCCTAAAGTGTATGGATTAGATCGTGTTGACCCCACCAAGGAAGTATATGTCACAGAAGGACCCTTCGACAGTCATTTCATTGACAACGCTATTGCTATGTGTGGTAGCGATGTTAACCTTAGCAGTTATGATTATCGATTCGTATACACCTATGACAACGAACCCAGATCGAGAGAAATTGTTAATAAGATTGCATCGACGATCAAGGCAGGGCATAAGGTAGTCATCTTCCCTAAAAGCATTAAAGAGAAAGACTTAAACGACATGGCACTCGCTGGACATGACGTTCAATCTCTGGTAAAATCAAACACTTACAGCGGACTAGAAGCAACACTTAAAATGAACGAATGGAAAAAGGTATGAGCACAATCAACGTAGAGAAGCGCGACGGGTCTATTGAACCTCTCAACCTTGAAAAGATTCACAAGATGGTTGAAGAGGCGACAGAAGGTCTCTCAGGAGTCTCTGCAAGTCAAGTAGAAATGCATTCCAATATTCAGTTTCATGATGGGATCACTACTGAGAACATTCAGGAGATTCTTATTAGATCTGCGAGTGATTTAATTAGTTTAGATAATCCAAACTATCAATATGTTGCTGCTCGACTTCTTCTCTTTGGTCTTCGCAAACAAGTATTTAATAAGTCTGTTTGGAAAGATGGTATGCCATCAGCATATGATGTTGCACTATATAATGCTACCATCAACAAAGTTTATGATGAAGAGTTGCTAGATAAATATAGCGACGATGACTGGGACAAAATTAATACTTGGGTAGATCATGGTAGAGACTATCTGTTTTCTTATGCAGGTCTACGCCAAGTTGTAGATAAGTATCTTGTCCAAGATCGAAGCAGTGGAGATGTGTACGAAACTCCTCAGTACATGTATCTGTTTATTGCAATGACATTGTTCGCGGAGTACCCTCTTGATACTAGACTCGATTATGTCCGAAGATACTACAACGCAATCAGCAAGCACAAAATCAACATTCCCACACCTATCATGGCAGGGGTGCGAACTCCACTTCGACAATTTGCTAGCTGTGTTCTTATTGATGCTAATGACACCCTCGATAGTATCTTTTCTAGTGACATGGCGATTGGCAAGTATGTTGCTCAACGTGCAGGAATCGGTATCAACGCAGGCAGAATCCGTGGGGTCAATGCTAAGATCCGAGGCGGAGAAGTCGCTCATACAGGTGTTATCCCATTCCTCAAAAAATTTGAAAGCACTGTCAGATGTTGTACGCAAAATGGCATCCGAGGTGGATCAGCTACAGTACACTTCCCAATCTGGCACCAAGAAATAGAAGACATTATTGTTCTTAAAAATAATAAGGGCACGGAAGATAATCGTGTACGTAAACTAGATTATTCTATTCAAACATCTAAGTTATTCTATGAACGTTTCATTAAGAATGAAGAGATTAGCCTCTTCTCACCGCATGACGTACCAGGTCTCTATGATGCTTTTGGTACTGATGCATTTGACGCTCGCTATGTGGACTATGAATCAGATCAGTCTATTCCAAGAAAGACTATCGGGGCACAGGAACTCTTTTTAAGTATTCTCAAAGAGAGGGCAGAGACTGGTCGTTTGTATATCATGAACATCGACCATTGTAATGAACACTCATCCTTCAAGGATAAGGTGAACATGAGTAATCTATGTCAAGAAATTACTCTACCAACAGATCCTATTAATCATATTGATGATGCTGGTGGAGAGATTGCTTTGTGTATCTTGTCTGCTGTTAACGTAGGAAAACTTCGTAACTTAGAGGAGATGGAAGAACTATGTGATTTGTCTGTACGTGGTCTGGAAGAACTGATTGACTATCAAGACTATCCTGTACCTGCTGCTGAAAGAAGTACAAAGAATCGTCGTTCACTTGGAGTTGGTTTTATTGGTCTTGCTCATTACCTTGCTAAACAAGGATATAAGTATAACGATAATGCAGCTCTAGGGGAGGTCCACAAACTCACAGAAGCGTTTCAATATTATCTTTTAAAGTCTTCTAACCAGGTTGCAAAAGAAAAGGGTGCTTGTAATGGGTTCTCTCATACTAAATATTCCGATGGAATTCTCCCAATAGATACATATAAGAGTGACGTAGATGAATTAGTAGAACCAGAGTACAATTATGATTGGGAATCTCTTCGGACATCTATCACCACCTACGGGTTACGGCACTCAACATTGTCTGCACAAATGCCATCGGAAAGCAGTTCCGTTGTGTCAAATGCAACCAATGGAATCGAACCGCCGCGTGACTACTTGTCCGTTAAAAAATCAAAGAAAGGACCTCTTAAGCAAATTGTTCCACAGTATTCCACATTAAAGAATAATTATACTCTTCTGTGGGATATGGAATCTAACCGTGGTTATATTAATATTGTTGCCGTGATGCAGAAATTCTTTGACCAAGCAATTTCTGGTAACTGGAGTTATAACCCTGAAAACTATCCAGATAATGAAGTTCCAGTTTCTTCTATGGCTCAAGATCTTTTAACCACATATAAATTTGGGTGGAAAACCTCTTACTATCAAAACACATATGATGCAAAAAAAGATGTAGATGATCCTGCTCACTCTCTGGGGTGGAAGGATAATGTACCAGATGTAGATAATTTAATCAACCAACTATCACAAGTGGAGGAAGAAGACTGTGAGTCTTGCAAGATCTAAGGAGAATTACATGGAGTTTATGTCGGATACTAAAAAAACTATAGAGGGAATGACAGTTTTTAATTCTAATAAAACTGATCTTAAAAAACAACCAATGTTCTTTGGAGCCCCTTTGGGGGTTCAAAGATATGATACTTATAAGTATCCAATTTTTGATAAGTTGACTCAACAACAGTTGGGTTACTTCTGGAGACCAGAAGAAGTTTCATTGCAAAAAGATCGTGCGGACTATCAGACACTACGCCCAGAACAAAAGCACATTTTTACCAGCAATCTTAAATACCAGATCATGCTGGATTCTGTACAAGGGCGCGGTCCTGGGATGGCTTTTATACCTTATTGTTCACTACCCGAGCTTGAGGCATGTATGACTATCTGGGAGACCATGGAGATGATTCATAGTCGCTCTTATACGTACATCATTAAGAATGTATATTCAGATCCTACAGAAGTATTTGATACTATTCTTGACGATAAAAAGATTCTAAGTCGTGCAACAACTGTAACTAAAGCATATGATGAGTTGATTAGTTTCGCTCACTTATATGATACAGGTAATATGTGGAGACAAGATTGGAAAGATTCTCCAACATCTAAGTGGGAAACAAAAGAACTTAAGCGTAAATTATATCGCGCAGTAATGAACGTCAATATCCTTGAGGGTATTCGTTTCTATGTTTCATTTGCATGTACATTTGCTTTTGGTGAATTAAAACTCATGGAAGGGTCTGCAAAGATTATTTCATTGATTGCTCGTGACGAAAGTCAACATCTAGTAATCACTCAGAACATTCTTAAGAACTGGGCGAATGGAGATGATCCAGAAATGCTAGATATTATGGAAGAGGAACAGGAGAATGTATATCAAATGTTTAGAGATTGTGTAGAGGAAGAGAAAGAGTGGGCAGAATATCTATTCAAAGATGGATCTATGATCGGGTTGAATGCTAAACTACTTGACTCATATGTTGAATACATTGCTAATCGTCGTATGAAATCAATTGGTTTCAAACCAATCTTTGATACTCCTATGTCAAATAATCCATTACCTTGGACTCAACATTGGTTAAACTCTAAGATGATGCAGAATGCTCCTCAGGAAACTGAGATTGAATCCTATGTTATTGGAGGTATTAAGCAGGATGTTCAAAAAGATACGTTCGCTGGTTTCCAGTTGTGACGAATTACTCTTTGCCTGGTTGGAGGGAAAACCTCTTACAGACAAATCTACCCAATCAGGAGGAGAGAGATCTCCTCTCAAGGGGTCCGTCAAGTCTGGCAAAGGCATTCCAACTGCAGGCAATAAAATACAAATACGTGATCCATGGGATTGAGGAGCCTTAAGGCTCCTTTTTTTGTATCTAAATACTATTGGTAGAAAAAAATTTTATGTTGTCAACCCAATATCGTTTGCGGATGGAATTTATCTGCAAGAAAATTGCTAACAACGAAGAGGTAAAGATTGAAGACATGATCTGGGCTCAGAAATTATCTAAGTCTAATAAATCAGCTGAAGCCATGTTACGTATGGCTAGAAGAAAAGCAACCGCTCCAGACGCGCCTGAAGGTGGCTTAGATGATTTTATGAATAGGATGGATATTGGCGATCCCGATCCATCCAATCACAGATCAGGGTTCGGCAGTATAGATGAAATAGTTGAATGGTTTCATCAGGAAAAAACAGATGACTGGCGCCAAAGGGATTGACACATCTGTTGATTATCAGTATAATAACTCTGCTAGGGTTCAGAGGAACTATATAGCTTAAATTTAAAGCTATAATATGAAACCTCAGAGTGCGAAGGCGAAAGGAAGGAATCTGCAGAAGTGGGTTAGAGAACAATTAATTGAAAGATTAGATATTCATCCTGAAGATATTGAATCTAGATCTATGGGTGCTGGAGGTGAAGATCTAATTATGGCACGTGCTGCTAGAGAAAGGTTTCCACATAGTATTGAGTGTAAGAATGTAGAAAAATTAAATGTATGGGAAGCTTATGAACAAGCAAAAGCTAATGGTGGTAAGTATGAACCTCTTGTTGTGATGAAAAAAAATCATAAGAAACCATTAGTTGTAGTAGACGCTGAATATTTTATTAGTCTTTTTAATAAATAGAGTTGCCTAACTCTTTACTTATGGATAATCCAAAGAAAGAGGAATCTAAAAAGGAAAACAAATTTGAATGGGCGGATGAGGGTGTATCAACTCTCGTTCGAGTTATTATTCTTGGATGGTCAGCAGCAATTCTGACTCTTAATTATGTAACTGTTCCTGGTGTTCCTCAAAAAAATATCGATCCAACTTTTATTGCTAGTGTGTTCACTGGAACGCTAGCTACTTTTGGTGTCATGCCTTCTAAGAAGAAGGATGATTCAAAGCAAGCACCTACATTGGAGAAGAAAGATGCAAAAATTGATTAATGGTGTCGCGTTGTTATCTGGTTTAGTTTCTTTAGCTGTCTTAGGG